ACGCAAACACAAACAACTCATTCTTTTGGGTTGAGCGACTAATGATTCGCTTGCCGTTTGCAGGAATCAAAGGACAAGCAGATAGTAAACCAGTTGTTGTACAAGTACCCTGTGTAGAAATGTACGGAGAAGCCTGTCCTATCTTGGCAGAAGTTCGTACTTGGTTCAAAGACCCAGGATTGGAAGAAATGGGTCGCAAATATTGGAAGAAGAAATCATACTTGTTCCAAGGTTTCGTAAGAGAAAATCCACTAGCGGACGACAAAACACCTGAGAATCCTATTCGTAGATTCGTTATTAGTCCCCAGATCTTTAATTTAATCAAGGCTGCACTAATGGACCCAGAACTAGAAAGCATGCCTACAGATTACACCGCTGGATTGGATTTTACTGTTACAAAAACTAGCAAAGGCGGTTATGCAGATTACTCTACTAGTAAGTGGAGTCGTAAAGAGACTGCGCTAACGGCACAAGAACAAAGTGCCATTGATAGTTTTGGTCTTTATAATCTGAGTGATTTTTTACCAAAGCGTCCAGGTGAAGTAGAACTAAAGGTTCTTAAAGAAATGTTTGAAGCAAGTGTAGATGGTCAAGCATATGATCCAGATCGTTGGAGCCAATACTACAAACCTAGCGGTTTCCAGGGCAAAGGCGGCGATGACACCGAGTCTACTCCTGCACCTGCTGCAAAGGCGGCGCCTGCCCCGGTTCAATCCTCTGCACCTTTTGATGCCGATGAAGAGGATGATGCACCAGTGGCTACTGCACCAGTGCAAGCACCTGCTGCTAAACCTTCAAGTCAACGAGCCGAGGACATTCTTGCAATGATTCGTAATCGTAGTAAACAGTAATAACTTCTATCGGGGGAATCCCCGATAGTTTTTTTATGAAAATTTTACTTGTTTTTGAACCTTCAGGCGATGTTATTCCTTTTCACGTAAAGCATAATCATGATTTATTAAAATATTTTATAGAAAAAGCTGAGGAAAGGCAGCAGAATAACTTCTTCGTTGATAAACAATTTTCTGTAGATGTGGATTCTAGAATTACGGAATTACATTGGGCTATAACAAAAACCAATGAAATTCTATATGATTTAATTGGAAAAAATATCAATAGTAAAATTAATCTACTAGATTATTTAGATCAAAATTTTCTTAATAAGACGCATGCAGATTGGGTAGCTAGTCAATTAGAAAAAATTTTTATAGATAAATTAAGATTTCATGAAAACAAAAATAAATGTAAACTTGGAAATCGTTTGCATGAAATATATCCCGATGAAATAAGAATAGTTAAACTTGCAGAAGCTATGAAAAAATTAGGATATATACACCCATATGAAGAAATAAACATGGGAGTTCATAGATTGGAAACAAGTTTTACAAATATTGAATTTAAATCTATTGATAAATGGGAAGTTTTTAACAATTTATTCTTAGATAATATGGTGACAAACAATGATATTGTTAATTTTTCTTTTGGATACACTTATGTAGGTAGACAATATTACAACAAATTTAAGTTTTTTGATTTAAATTTAGATTATAACGATCACTATAATTATGAAACTTTAGAATTTGCCTTCCAAATAAATCTAAGTCAACCCGAAACGATTCCGTTTAGTAAGGAATCTTTAGATTGGGCAAACAAAAAAAATATAAAACTTGTGGCAGAACAAATACCAATTGGGAATATTATAAATTTAGAGCAAAAGCTGTTTGATTATAGAAAAATATTATATAATAATATTAAACAAGAGAATAGAGCAACACTAATTTTAGAATAAGGAAAATATTATGGCAACTAAACCATTTGATGTAAGTAAATTTCGCAAAAGTATTACAAAAAGTATTGACGGTATCTCAGTCGGATTTCAAGATCCTACAGACTGGATCTCAACAAACAATTATGCTCTCAACTATCTTATTAGTGGCGACTTTAATAAAGGTGTGCCGCTTGGTAAGGTTACTGTATTCGCTGGGGAATCTGGTGCGGGTAAATCCTTTATCTGCTCGGGAAATTTGGTTAAGAATGCACAGCAACAAGGCATATATGTTATCCTCATCGATTCTGAAAACGCACTCGACGAAGCATGGCTACACGCCCTTGGAGTCGATACTAGTGAGGACAAACTTCTCAAGCTCAATATGGCAATGATTGATGATGTTGCCAAAGTAATTCATGACTTTGTAAAAGAATATAAAACATTACCTGAAGATCAAAGACCTAAAGTGTTGTTTGTAATTGACAGTTTGGGTATGTTGTTGACTCCTACAGACGTTAATCAGTTCGAAGCAGGCGACTTAAAAGGTGATATGGGTCGCAAACCTAAAGCACTCACAGCTCTAGTGCGTAATTGTGTAAACATGTTTGGTAGTTTAAATATTGGCCTGATTGCTACTAACCATACATACGCAAGTCAAGACATGTTTGACCCCGATGATAAAATCTCTGGTGGACAAGGCTTCATTTATGCAAGTTCTATCGTAGTGGCTATGCGTAAATTGAAACTTAAAGAAGATGAAGATGGCAATAAGATTTCAGATGTAAAAGGTATTCGTGCAGCCTGTAAGATAATGAAAACACGATACGCTAAGCCGTTTGAAAGTGTACAAGTAAAGATTCCTTACGAAACTGGTATGAATCTATATAGTGGTTTAGTTGATCTATTTGAAGGAAAAGGTTTATTGCAGAAAGAAGGCAATAGTCTTAAATACACGCTAGCAGATGGTAAAGTAATTAAACAGTTCCGTAAAGCATGGGAACGTAACGAAGATGGTAGCTTAGATAGCGTAATGGCAGATTTCGCCGCTAACCCACACAAACAATCTGCTTCTCAACTTGAAGAGGAAACAGTCGAATGAGCATTGATGTTGAAGTCTTGATCGAATCTTATATTACTTTAAAAGAATACATTCCAACAAAAGAACGGCAAGCTGCTGCTGATAACTTGGTTAGTATGCTAGTTGACAATTTGAGTGACAAAGAGCTAAGAGAATTTGGTGGTACAGACAGTTATACTAAACGAGCTATTGAAGAATATCTTGACGATGAAGAAGACTTAGATTACAACGAAGATGAGTGATAGGTCGTACTATTGTTCAATGAAATTTAAGTACCTTAAGGTGGATGCTGAATCAAATACAACATACAACTGCCATGCTGCTAAACCACATCCGATTGATTTTGCATGGTTATCAGAAAATTCAGGAAACTTGTTTAATACAAATGTTAATGTACAGGAAAGAGTAATGATGTTACGCAACGAGAGAAACTCTAGTTGCGAACAAAATTGCTGGGCTGCAGAAGATAGAAATGCAATTAGTCCGAGAATATTACAATATGGAATAGAAAAAACTCACACAGAAGTAATAACTAACCCTTCAATAATTGACTTTACATCAACTAGTGATTGTAACTTAACATGTTCGTATTGTACAAAAGAATATAGTGGAGCCTGGCGTAGAGATATTATTAATAATGGAGAATATTCCATTAGTCACTTTGCAGATAACAGATATAAATTGTTGCCTAGAGACTTATTATTAACTAAACTAAGTCAACAATCTCTTAGAAAAAGTCAAAAGTATCAACAATTAGTTGATGAGGTAGTTAAATCAACAAATGAATCAACATGTATTATAATTACCGGTGGCGAGCCGTTACTAGATAATAATCTTATTTCTAATATTAAGTTATTGTCTCACGTTGCAATTATAGAAATATATACAGGAATTGGAGTTTCTCAATCAAGATTTGAAAAAATAATAAATGAATTAAAAGATTTTAGCAATGTTCAGCTTATGATAAGTGCAGAGTCAATTGAAAAGAATATAGAATTTAATCGCTATGGTATAAAATGGTCTGAATTTGTTCAAAAAATTGAATATATGAAACGAAACAATTTAAATTTTAAATTTTCATCAACTCTATCTAATTTGACGCTGTTTTCATTTGCAGACTTTGCAAATTATTTTCCAGATACAAAGATGGTAATTGGCTTTGTCTACCAACCAAGATTTTTGGCTCCGTATGTGCTAGATTACGATAGTAAAGAATTCATAAAAAATAAAATACAGTCAACAAAAAATACAATTAGTGATATAGATAAAAAACAAATATTACAGTCAATGGAACATGTTCCGGATGAAAAACATAAAATCTCATTGAGAGAGTTTTTACTTGAATTTACAGCAAGAAGATCTAATTTAAGCTTAAACATATTTCCAAAAACATTTTTAGAATGGCTAGATATTAAAAATGTGGTATAATCGTGTTGTTGCAGATCTTGGAGAAATTCCTGCCTTCATTGATTATTATGAAGGTGAACTTGCACAGGCAAAAACAGAAACATTTATACGAGGTAATGTTGAAAAGTCCGCTGCGAATCTACCGGGTATTACAGAGCACAGATTTAACCAACTTCAGGAGATTGAGGCTATACTTAACTATCTTAATATACAACTTCGCAAGATTAGACGAAAACATTTTCAAAAATACTTGGAATCTTATGCCCGAGCTCTTACAAGTCGCGACGCTGAGAAATATACAGATGGTGAAGACGAAGTCATTGACTTTGAAACTATCATTAACGAAGTTGCTCTTCTTAGAAACAAATGGCTTGGAGTTATGAAAGGTCTTGAAAGTAAAAATTTTATGCTAGGTCATGTTGTTCGATTAAGAACAGCAGGCATGGAAGATATTGTGGTCTAATGGATTACAAAGAACACGCTACGAATGTTTTAAGAGAATGGGCACTGTGTTCAAATGCTCGTCCTAAAAATAATGCTGTCGATATACAGATAGAAAAAGACACTTGTGGCCGTTGGGCAACCAATTTAATTCACAATCTCAATTGGGGTACAGAAACAGAACTAGCAGAAGCGTGTTATCAACTTGAATCTCGTTTAAAACCACTTAAAGAAAAAATAGTTATAGAGGTATTACAAAATGGGACTGTTTAAAAATTACCAAGAAAGTTACGATCATACACAATTTATTAGAAATTTGTTATACACGTATGATACCTTTCTAGATAGTTTAGAAGTTGTTGCTGATTTTGGATGTGGCGATGGATCTAATATAGAGTGGTGGGCCACTTTAGAAACTAGAGATGATCCTCCTGAACCTCGAAATTATCTTTGTTATGCAGTTGATAAAAATATACAAAGAATTAAGCAAAATGTTACAGCACTACCAAACGTTAAGGTAATTGAAACAAATCTAGAAGACCCAGACCGTTTTATACCAAGGCAAATAGATTTATTATGGTGTCATGATAATTTTCAATTTATCACTAATCCTATTGCCACATTACGGCATTGGAATGAGATGATGAACGTCAACGGTATGATGATATTAACTATTCCGCAGG